ATTAATGCCACCAATCGGCCCGGCTTGTACGTTTTCTACAGCCTGACTGTGACCACTCTCTAGGGTTGCTCTTGCCTTGTACTTCTCGTTTGGATTACTACCAAGAATTCTGCTTGAAGTTCCAGCGGGGTAGGTCACGCCATCGACTTCAAATCCAGATTTTTTTGCCGACCCACTTGATTTGCTTGTCGATCCGCCGCTGACTTTGCGACCCTCTTTCTTGCCATAAGCGTCATAGTGCATTTTTCCGTACTGAGCAAGATCAATCTTGCCTTTCCAGTTCTTCTCGTAATCCGCCATGAGGTCGCCATATTGTTTGGCGTAGGCCGCGAAATTTGCCATTAGAGGCTCCTGTGTACTTTCAATTTCTTTAGGGTGCTAAAGCCACCTATGTTTGCTACCTGATCTATAGCCAATGCAAAGTATCTGAACGCATCAGCCCCGTGTGATGACCAATCATGTACCGGCTTAGAGCGGTACTCGCCCCTCTTATCGTCATACTCGCGGCGATAATTAAAGAGGGAGTCAAGCCCTGCCTTACAGTCATTCTTATCAAACCAACACCTATGGAATATGGTTCTTGCGGCGTTAATGCCGTCCGCGATAGGGAGTCTTGGGATCACGTTAAAGTAGATACCCATCTGCGCGGCTATCTCATAGCGCGATCTTCCGGTGCTTAACTCCCTTACCTTCAGATCGTGCGGCCCCCAATGCTCTCCATAGATATAAGGGCGTTCCTGTAGGGTGCGGATGTAGTAATCCAATCCTTGCCCTTCGTCTTGGAAGTATTCGATGAAGCGGATTTCGTTGTGGACAAACTGCACGAACCAGATTGAGGTCGCGTCACCGATGCCGATATCCCAAAAAGTATGAACAGGGATCATGTTGTCATAGGGAACCTTCCCTATCCTGCCCTCTTCTTCCGCCTTGGCTAACTGATCGGCGTAGTAAGCCCCTCTAACGGTAGAGGTAAACTCAGCCTCTAACTCCTGTGAGAACTCTTCAGGGGTCATCACCCTTCTCAGTTCCCCCACCTCCTTCTCAGCCAGCACCCCTGCCACCTCCCACGGGATATGTATTCTTTCCCACTCAGGATCAGTATCGGCAAATTCCCACTTCTCCCAAAAGTCATTCATCTTCCCGTTAGGCGTTCCGGTGAACATGCACCAACCCAATCGGTCTGCCAGTGTGGGCCTGACCACCTTATTAAAAGCATCTGATGGGAACATTCCGTACTCATCCAATACGATCCCGTCAAAATACAGACCTCGTAAAGAGTCAGGGTTATCAATACCGAATAACTGGATGCGCGACCCATTGGGGAAGTCAGCCCTTAGCTCATTCTCCATGTACCGCATCATGGGAATGTTTTTTGTGAACTGTTTTACGTTATCCCACGCAATCCGTTTAGCCTGTCGGTATGTGGGCGCAACATATCCATATCTTGATCGACCATCAGCGGCGGATAATGCGCCGACAATCAGATGGTTGACAGCGGCAGTGGTCTTGCCCGATCTACGGGCGGCGGTCACTACCACGAACCGCTTATTCTTCAGTGCCTCATGTATCCACTTCTGATGGTCATAGGGCTTATATGGGATTCGGATAACCTTACTACCCACCTTCTGTACCCTTCTCTATTACTGGGACTACTTTTACCCTCAGAAACCGCATAAATCCGCCGTTTCTTGTTTTGATCCCTCAGTCATCCCATTTAAATTCCATCTTGAGCGGCGCGTCTTCAGCCGTAACCTCCACCGCCTTCACCTGTGGGATAAGGTACTTAGCCACATCCTTATGGCACTCAAGACGCACTGAGAGCGGTACAGAGGGGTCTTGCGCCACCCCTGCTATCGCTACAATCGGGTCATAGTTTGGGAATAACTCGGTGATCTTCTCCAAGATAGCCGCACGACCCTTACCCTTAGTGACTTTGGTTGATACCTGTGCCTGTGGTTTTAAGAACAGGTCTTTGGTTGGTAGTCGCCACTTGGCCTTTCCTGCCTTACCTCCCCCTGTCTTGACCACATTCAGCCTTTTAGCGGCCTCATAGATAGCACTGTGGCGGAATCCGTACTCGTTTAACTTCTTCTGAATGTCAACTGAAAGATGCTCATTACCATCCGACAGAATCTCCATCATGTGCGTCATCGCCTTCTGCACTCTTGGTGCTGGTCTGCTATCATGTTTCATTCGTGCACCGTATCGGGTATCCGATGAGCAATTCTTCTAGTGAGTGTGTTCGTACCTACACGCCCAACACCCGCCCCCCTATAAGTCGGGGGTGGGGGTCGTTTAAACAGGCGATCAGGCGAAAAACCCCCCCTCATCAACGCTTTACATAACCCCCTATTATGCGAACTACACCCACCTGAGGCATTTTGGGGTCTGTGGTTCTGTGAGATTGTGATGGTGTGTTGGGTGAGGTGTTTGTGGCCCTACTAACACCACACACTAATCCAACTAGAATACTGGGGTTAATTGGTTATGCGGCGAGGCTTTAACGAGTGTCGCTTTCGCAACGTATCATGTCGCTTGTGTGTTTGTTCTGGTTGACTTGGTTGGGATACCCTTGGTTTACATTTAGAATGATCTTGAGGGTTTAAACATGACACGAATTAGAGACATGAGAACCAGAGAACAGTGGCTCACCCGTGGGGCTGAGTTGCTGAACGCTGATGTATTCACCCCCGCTGATATGGGCATTGCTGAAGGTATCCGCGTTTCTGTGGGTTGGCCGGGTGGCGGCTCACGTAACAGCCGAATTGGCGAATGTTGGAGCCCGTCCGTATCGGGCGATCAGACTACCGAAATGTTCATCTCGCCTTCAATTGATGACCCCATCCGCGTCTTGGATATTTTGGCGCATGAGATGATCCATGCGATTGTCGGCAATGACTGTGGACACAAGGGGCCGTTTAAACAACTCGCTACCAAGATCGGGCTTGAAGGCAAAATGACAGCCACGACAGCGGGCGACGATCTGAAGGCCAAACTCCAAACCATAGCGGACAAGATCGGAGACTATCCGCACTCCGCGCTTGATCCGTCCGATAGTGGGCGCAAAAAGCAATCAACGCGCCTCTTAAAAATTGAATGCCCAGAATGCGGAAACATTGCAAGGCAATCAACTACCGCCTACATGGAACGCGGTTTGATCTGCGGTTTGTGTGAAGTTCGGATGAACTTTAACGGCTAGATCGTCAATTATCTTTGACGCAACCTATCAACCACAACAGCCCCCGCAAGGGGGCAAGGATGTTTAAACAATGTCACATTTTTACGGAATGATCAGTGAGTCGGCGCGTAAAACAATGCCAACCGCAAGAGGTCACAAGACCACGGGAATAACAACTGAGGCGTGTTCTTGGGAGGGAAAGATTGTCACCAAGTTTTATCACTCAGAAGGCGCAGATAGATTCCAAGTATGGATGATGCCTCACCACGGATCAGGAGATGGCAAGTTGCTTGTCACTGGTCTAGTGGGTAACGGTGACTCTATCGAATTCGTCAACGCTTAAACCTTTGGGAGTAATGTCAAATGAAATTACCCGCGCAAGTAAACTGCACACTTGAAGTTCAAAGGGATGCTTACGGGCTCTTCTGGCACGTAACAGTAACAAGAGTCAGCGATGGCATGCGGGCATGGACAACCACGGCCTCTAAGCCCGACCTATCAACACCCGCTGTACAGACACTCATCAAGGCGTTAAGCCACAACTAGGAGCGTTTAAACATGATTGATAATATAATTTTACTGCTTATCCTCACTGCCCTGTTTGGCGTGGCGTTGATCGGCGCAGGGTTAGCCGCTACCATGCTTGAAAGAATGTTTCCCGACTTGGAGAGCTGAGAAATGATCAACGAAAAACTTGCACAGGAATTCGTCGAACTGCACAACGCGAAAATCAGGGGGTGGCACGAACAATCTGGCGACTCTGGATGCGACTTCTTTTTGCGGGCCACCGCATCTCAGGTCGGCCAAGACAACGGCATGGGCGAACTGGTGTTCGAGATCAGCGGCGACGATTCGCGCACAGGCAACCCGATTTTATTTGAAGTTCCCAAATCGAATCGGGAGTGCGACTGCACACCATCCGATGCAGAGGTATTTGGCGTTGATCCGGTCAGCGATGCGCTCTATGAATAACTTGAGTCAAGAGCCCGACAGGAGGACTGAACCATAATCAACCCGTTTAAACACACTCATAGCCCCCGCATAGGGGGCTTTCTTTTTGGCAGACCTATTGCCCTACTGATTACCCCCTCAGAGGCACTGTGAGGCCCGTCACGGGGCGTTGTCTGTTAACCTATGGTATCCCCTATCTGTCAACTGATGTGGCGTGGCGGGGCTTGTGCGAAGGATTCTAGATCGTAATGCTTGACCGATCCATTGTCGCCAACGCTACTGATCAGCACCGTTCTGCCAAATCTTTTTATTTGTCTTGCGCGGTGATCAGGGTCAAACTCACCCCCGATTACGCCAAGCAACAACCCCCGAAACCAGACGGCAGGAATTAAGTCACGCCCGACTGAGGCAACAAGGTCATCCGCGTTTATTTCTTTCCAAGCAACCCCGCTTTCTGGCGTTGCATTTCGATCCGCCAAGTTTCCATGTCTCGTTGGTTGGGTGTCGGCTCAGGATTCATGCCAAGTCGCTCACGCTCAAGCCATGTTGCATCTTGGGCGGCGAACCATTCGGCATTAACCTCGCCATCGAACTGATCGTAGTATCTATCGGGGTTATTATTCTTTTTTTTCATACTCCCACACTTATATTATACTAAAAGTTGACGCGCATTGCAAACTCTATTTGACATACCACTCACGAAAATCCCGCATTCGTATGCAGACGTAGCACTCCTGATACTCTGTGCCTTTTTGGTGAAGGACAACAACCGGCAACCTGTCGCCCGCTTCACGCACCGCTTGATCCATCCCTTCTCTGAGGTAGGTCGGCAAGGCTTTACGCTGCTTGACCTCAACCGCCAAGTGGTTGTGTTCAACGTCGATCCGTGACTCACCGTTGCACCCCGTCCGTGTCCCGCCCAACAGTTTAGCCACCATCCTCTCGGCATGTTTCCAAGAACTCATCTTTGTATTCCCATAGGGTTTGGTTGTACTTGCGTTTAAACACTTCAGCCCAAGTGATACCGCTCGGCGCAAGTTCGTTACGATGCGTGGCGCAGTGTCGGGCGAAGCACCTCTTCAAAAATGCCGGTGACTTCCGGTACTCCCGTGACGATATATCTATACTCACTGCTGAACCTCATAGTCGGTGGGTCAAACCAAAGGCTGAACTGCCCCGTCCACCCCTCATCGTGGCGTTGCTTTGCCACCTCAAGAAATGTGGTCGGCATACCTTTCATCTTGCGGTACTCATCTTCAAGAGGGTCGGAGTGAAGCAAAAAATCCTCACGCTTGTAATTGCGGCGGACGAGGAGTACGTTATCTACAAGATCGGACAGTGACCCGCTCCCCTTGATGCTCCACTTGTCATCCCGTGCGTATTTGTTTTCGGGCTTGCGAACATGGGCCACAACGAACACATGCGCCCCCGTGTCGCGTGACACAGCCACCATGTCCGATGTGAACTCTTGATGCGCCCTGTTTAGATCATCTCCTTTGATTTTCAGCACACTCATGTTGTCCATGATGATTTTGGTGACACCCAATTCAAGCGCGGCGTACCTCATCACGCCCACCAGTGTGCGTTGATCAATGCTTCCCATGTGGTTGAAGATCAGCATTCCTTTCGATAGCCAGATCAGGGTTGAGCCGATATCAATGTCTGTCACCCTATCCATGGGTTTTGCAGTGGCCTGTCTGACCAGTCGAGCAAGGTTCTGGGCGGGCGACATTTCGGGCGAGATTATTAATACCTTCTCCTGTTTAAACTGTCGGTCTTTTCTCAGGAAATGGATTGCAAATTCCGTGAGCAATGCGGACTTGCCAGACCCGTTCTGGCCCGCAACCAGAGTAACCTCAGAATCCCTGAACTTCAGCTGCTCATGGGTTTTCGACCACGGCATGACCGCGCCGTGACGGGCCTCGCCAAAAAATTGCTGGGTCGTTTGCTCGTTGAAATGAGTGGGGCTTACCACCTTCCCCCGCTCCGCCTCTGGTACGATGTACTTGTCGAAGTTCTCAATCTCATCGAAGTCCAGAAAGATATCTTCTTCATTCATATCACGCCTACCATGTCATCATCGACTGTTGATGTGGTTTCAAGTTCGTCTTCCCACCGCCGCTGATTCAGATACGTTGCGGGGTATGGGGTGAATTGTTTATCGGTGTGTTTAAACCGCACCTTCAAATCCTTGAGAATGTCCTCAAGGTGTGCGGACACAGGACGGAAGGCTCTCAAGGCGGCGGGCTTGCCAGCTTTACGCGGGTAGGTTGACCAGAATAGGTCGAACTGTGTTTCTTTTTTATTAGTTGTTTCTTTTGTTCTTAATGTTTCTTTTGTATGTGGTCTGATTTCCTTCAGTGTGGGTTTATCCATCTTGTGGATTAATCCATCTTGTGGAGTTTCCGGCATTATGGTTATTAAGCGATTGCTTATACACCCGCCCTCATCCCTTTCGATCTCAACCACCCACAGCCCTGCCTCTTCCAGTTGACGGCGGGCTTTATCAAACCGTTGCCGCCCCAAGCGAAACTGATCCATGATCTGATCTCTTCTCACCGTCCAGTTGGGCGGCATCGACTGAAGGTACGCCCATATCGCCAGTGAATCAGGGTTGTTTAAACACTGAAGCACCCTGTTTGAGAGGATGGTGTATGGTAGGTCTGGTTTCTTTAACTTGTATATCAATAGTTTACATCGTGGGCGCAGTAATCCGTGCGGACATTATACCGAAGTGCTGTGTAATTTTCAACCACTGTCAACTTAGATTACCTGTTGTAAAAAGAACTTGACACGCCACCATTCTTATGGGATGCTCTCGCTCTCACCAAAGGAAACAGCCATGAACACTTTTCAAAATAACTTGGGCGAAACCCTACCGGGATTCATGCTCAGGATCACCGGAATAAAAGACGCGCAACGGGGCTGGTGCGGCATTTACCACGATGGCCATTCGGTCAGGCCGCGAAACGCGCACAGAAAGTTAGGCCGGACCTCGCCCCTTCACTTGAGGACGGGATGGGGCGGAAATTCGACGGCGCAGTGCAAGGAAAATATGCTGAGTCGGCCCGACATGATGTGT